GTTGGCGCCTCACCTGGCAGCGATACAGCGCTGATGGTTCGCGCTGTTGTGCTGGTTCCCTCTGGAACTCGCATGCAGATTCTGGATTACAACCAGAGCTACAGCACTGCGAACGCGCTTGACGACACAGCCGCTATTGGAACCTCCACGCTTACCGACGGCATGGCGGGAAAGTTCAAGCTCGTCATCTCCTCATCAGCGCCTGGCTACGACACGTACGAGGGAAAGACCGGAATCCGCATCTACACTGCCTCTCTCAACCCGAGAAGCAGCGACTACATTTACAACATTCTCAACACTGACCCGTACGCCTTCCAGCGCGAGCAGCACATCCTGTACGCTCACTTCCCAGTTGAGCCGGAGATCGAAGATGTCACGGCGTCGGGTCAGGGCGTTGCAGCACTTTCTGCCAGCAACGATAGGTCTTCCTCATCGTCTGGCAATACAGCTCTCAAGTTCCTGGACGCTTTTGGCAGATTTGATGCCCGATACAGCGCTGCGCGTTCAACAAGCTTCATCTCACAGCCTTTCGGCAACACCGAGAACGACCTCTTTCACTTCGAGGCGCTTGACGACGGCGATGTCGGAAACACGCAGGTCAAGATTTCCATCGCCAACATTCGCAAGTCAGAGGATCCAGGAAATCCCTACGGCACATTCGACGTGCTTGTCCGGCGTTTCACGGACACTGACTCGAACGTTCAGGTCCTTGAGCAGTTCTCACAGTGTGACCTCAATCCTAACAGCAACAGGTATGTGGGTCTGATTGTTGGCGATCGAAAGGTTTACTACAACTTCGACGCCGAGAATGAGGTTGAGAGAAGGTTTGTGGTCGCCGGCAGGTACCCGAATAAGTCGTCCTTCATCAGGATCGTGCCCTCTAGCGGCGTTGTGAATCGCACTGTCCCGGCAGCATGCCTTCCGTTCGGCTTTAGGGGTGTTCCCGTCCTAAAGACCAATGACACGCTTACAGACGCTGCAACAGGCATTCCTGGAATTGGGTCGCCGGGCGTCAGGCTTAGCCTTGTCAAGAACAACTCGGGCGATCCCAACTTTGATCTCTCCATCCTTCCTCCCATTCCCTATCGCTTCAAGGTGACGAGGAACGCTGTCGCCAGCACAGGAAACTACACGGGCGAGATTGGAATCAACGAGTCTATTGACGCGAACCTCTACTGGGGCGTCAAGTTTGAGGCAGCTCCAAACTCAACTATTGTCCCGGCTGCCGCTCTAGACTCAAACGCCGGTTCTGACCAGAATCAGCTGATCTCGAGCTACGCGAAGTTTCTTGGCATCCAGGCGCTCGACACACTTGTGTCTGGGTCGGGCGCTGATGAGTTCAACAACAACAAGTTCACTCTCTCACGCGTGGCCCTGCTTAACGCTCCTGCAGGCTCGAGCATTGTCAACGCCCTTACGGGCACAGCTGATGAGCACATGCTCGGTGCGGCCTACATCAGGAACGGCACGCCCTCGGCGACCAACTACACGATTGAGGATCCGCAGGCAGCAGGATACAACCGTATTACGCTCGCGTCTGTTCTTGCCCTGACAAGCTCTGTCTACTTCAACCGATTCAGCAACTACGCAAAGTTCACAACGTTCCTCTACGGCGGATTCAACGGCGTCAACATCCTTGACAGGGATATGTCTTTCCTCAACGACAGGTCGACATCGGCAGACGAGGGCGGAAAGGCAACTTCGTCAGCTAACATCGGAATTCCTAATCCGGCTGGTCTGGGACTCTTAAACAACGGTGTCGCCTCCTACAACACAGCGATCGACATCATCACTGACCCAATGACGACGCGCATCAACCTCCTCGCCGTGCCGGGAATCAGGGACTCGCTCGTCACTGACAGGGCCATGGATGGTGTGAGAAGCTTCGGACAGGCAGCGTACATTGCCGACATTCCCTCCTACACAGAGGACTCTGCGCGAGTCTTCACAAAGGATGGGCAGCGGCCAGACGTTCAGACGACCTCTGACGTCTTCTCGTCCCGCGCAATTGACAACAACTACACAGCGACATATTTCCCAGATGTTACGCAGAATGACCCGTTCACGGGAAGAAGGGTCAATCTTCCCGCATCTGTTGCGGCGCTCTCGGGCATCGCGTTCAGCGATAAGGTCGCATATCCGTGGTACGCACCCGCAGGATTTAGCAGAGGCGCTCTCGCTGGAGTTACAAACACTCAGGTGAGGCTGAACTCTGCAGACAGAGACACGCTGTATGTCGCTCGAATCAACCCAATCGCGCGGATGCCCGACGTTGGTTACGTTATTTTTGGCCAGAAAACGCTGCAGGTCTCCAAGAGCGCTCTTGATCGCCTCAACGTCAGGAGAATGGTGCTCGAGGTAAAGCGAATTGTTGGAGGCATTGCCAACTCCATCGTCTTTGAGCAGAACACGCCTGCTACGCGAGCAAGGTTCGTAGACTCAGTGACGCCGCAGCTTGCCATTATTCAGTCTCAGCAGGGAGTTGAGGCGTTCAGAGTCGTCATGGACGCGTCAAACAACACAGAAGCAGATATTGAGTCAAACAGGCTCAACGGTCGCATTGTTATCGTTCCGACTCGCACTGTCGAGTTCATCGCGATTGATTTCGTGGTGACCAACGCTGGTGTGAGCTTCGAGTGATCAATAGATACAAGGAAGCACAGTAGGAGCCACGCTAAATGTCGGAGATCACATTCAAGAGCGCGGGTGTTAGCAGCCGCGAGATCGATCTCAGCGGGCCTGCAGCAACAGGACCTGTGGGAACGCCAGCTGGCGTGATTGGCACAGCTGTCAGAGGGCCCGCCTTCGTCCCTATCACTGTTGCCTCCTTTCAGGAGTTCACATCAGTCTTTGGGGATCTTGACAGCACAAAGTTTGGCATGCTCGCCGCAAGAGAGTGGCTTAGAAACGCCACTGCTCTTACGTACACGAGAGTGCTAGGTGCTGGAGACGGTACTCGCAGGACATCTTCCGGCGTCAATGCGGGAAAGGTCAATAACGCAGGGTTCGTCGCAGGCTCAAAGCAGATTCAGGCAAATGGTGTGCTCGGGAACAACCCGTACGCATACGAGAGTGGGCCCCTTGGAAAGGCTTACTTCCTTGGCACATTCATGTCTGAGTCAGCCGGCAGCACGATCTTCTCTGCTGCAGGAATTCAGAGAGATCCGCAGGCCGTGCCTATTATTCGTGGCGTGCTTCTCGCAGCGTCGGGCGTTGTGCCAAAGCTCTCCTCATCTTTCTACGGCAACAGCGCATACGCGTCCTCGCATGCCGGCGCAACAGTAAGAGGGCAGCTTACGGGCTCAGTTGGCGAGGGCCAGTCGTTTGTGCTCATCCTCAACGGCCACAAGCACACAGCCCAGTACAACGCATTCATCACTGCGTCTTTTGATGTTGACAACCCCTCATACTTTGCGAGCAAGTTCAACACTGACCCACTGCAGTTCGAGAAGGCAGGACACCTTCTCTACACTCACTACGACATTCATCCCGCGCTTGCTGTCGTCACAGGGGCGGGCGTCCACACGGCAGGCCATTTTGAGGCACTCAGCACAGCCTATGGGTTTACAGGTGATGCCGCAAGAAGCGACGTAGCGTTCGTTCTCTCCTCGTCCCTCACGCACAACAGCGGCTCAACCACAATACCCAACTTTGAGGGATTCGAGGAGCGGTTCAAGGCTGCATTCTCACCGTTTGTCGTCACACAGACAATCGGAGGAGCGCCCAGAGACCTGTTCAGGGTATGCGCGCTTGATGATGGCGAGTTTCCCACAACCAACGCTAAGATCTCAATCTCGAACATCTCCAAGCCCACATCGAACACAGTGTACGGAACGTTTGATCTTCTTGTGAGGTCGTTCGGCGACTCCGATGAGCAGCCTGGAGTGCTAGAGGCGTTCCGCGGCCTTACGCTTGATCCAAACTCAACCAACTACGTCGCCCGTCGTGTTGGAGACAAACACACCTACTTCGACTTCGATCGTGCGAATCGCGCCCAGAAGATTGTCGTCGATGGCGACTACGACAACGTCTCCAGGTACATCAGGGTTGAGGTCTCTGACGCTCTTCGCAACGAGGAGATTCCCGAGTACGCGCTTCCATTCGGATTTCGTGGTCACCACCACCTCGTCACGTCGGGATCCTCGATAATGGGCGTCCTTGGAACGGGAGCTTCTTCGGCATTCGTTGCAGCCAAGCCTGAGAGCACATTCCTCGGCCAGTCAGTTGTTCCTCCCGTCCAGTTTAGAGAGAATGTCGCTGTTGGTGCTGGCACCAGAAAGACTGCGAAATCAGTGTTTCACTGGGGCGTGCAGTTCAACAGGCGCACCTCGCTAGATCAGCCAAACATGTCCAACAGCACAGACTCAACAATCAATAGTCATGCAGCCTACTTTGCTGACTACCACGCAAACTTTCAGTCCCCCTGGGTTGGAAACAACCCGGGCGTAGTCGATAGCGGCGGAACAGTTTACGACTCTGACAGGTTCAACAACAACTTCTTCTCGCTTGAGAGGATCAGAGTCGTCACGGGGTCTGACACGTACGCAGATCCTCGCACCTCTGCGTGGCTCAGCGCGTCCTACGTCAGAAATGGGTCGATAGCGATTGATGATGCAACCAAGACCCGCGCTCTAAACGTCAACGATCTGACGGTCTCCTCGAATAGGCCGTACGCGAAGTTCTCCTTCTTCCTGCAGGGTGGGTTTGATGGCGTCAGCGTCTTCGACGCGGAGAAGTCGACTCTGTCCAACCTCGCAGTGAAGAGAGAAATCGACGACTCCACGAACCAGGGCGGCACATCAGGCCCCACTATCGCCTCAATGCGCAAGGCCATCGACACGCTCACCAACAAGACTGATGTCGACATCCAGCTTCTTGCCATCCCGGGCATGAGGCACTCCGCTGTCTCTGACTACGCTGTCTCTGCTGTGGAGAATCGCTTCGATGCGCTCTACATCATGGACATTGAGGAGAAGGACACGACGAACATCATCGTTACGTCCTCGCTCCAGCAGGTTCATGTGACCAACACGACGACCAACTTCAGGAGCAGGGCGCTCGACACCTCGTTCGCAGCGGCCTACTTCCCAGACGTGGTGATGACAGTCGACAACACGGGCCTCACGCAGCAGGTTCCACCCTCTGTTGCGGTGCTGGGAGCATACAGCCAGAGCGATAGGCTCTCTCACTCCTGGTTCGCACCTGCGGGCACGACAAGAGGCGTCCTCCCCACAGTTCAGCTCGCAACTGTTGAGCTCTCTAGAGACAACCTTGACACGCTCTACGACGCCAAGATCAACCCGCTCACAGACTTCCCAGGAACGGGGGTCGTCGTGTGGGGCCAGAAGACCCTTCTCGCCACGGAGTCTGCCCTTGATCGAGTGAACGTGAGACGGCTCCTCATCGAGATCAGACGACAGGTCAGGGCTGTTTCCAACAACATCCTGTTCGAGCCCAACAGGGAGTCGACCCTTGCCTCCTTCAAGTCAAAGGTCAGCCCAATTATGCAGCGCGTTCAGGAGGCCTCAGGCGTCGTCAGATACCGCGTGCAGATTGACACCACGACAACAACACAGGCCGACGTTGAGAACAACACGATTCGCGGAAAGATCTACCTGCAGCCGACAAGGACTGCAGAGTTCGTCTCCCTCGACTTCGTCGTGTCAAACGCCGGCGCCGCAATCTAGCGAATAGATAAACGAGAGGACCCATCAAATGGCTGAGACACTTTCCGTTACGGAAATGCTCCCGAACAAGTTCGAGCCCAAGCGCAAGTTTCGATGGGTTCTCATGCTCGAGGGCATTGACGCGTTCCTTGTGAAGAGCACAGACAGGCCGTCATTTTCCATTGCTGAGGAGATGATTCCGTTCATTAACTCGAAGCGGTACATTGCGGGACGTCTTACCTTCAACACAATCAGTCTGTCCCTTCACGATCCTATTGCGCCATCAGGAGCGCAGCAGGTCATGGAGTGGATCCGCACACACGCTGAGTCTGTGTCGGGACGCGCTGGCTACGCTGACTTCTACAAGCGTGACTGTCAGCTTAAGCTCCTCGATCCCGTTGGCACCGTTGTTGAGCTCTGGGACCTCAAGGGTTGCTTCCTCACTGACGCAAACTACGGCAACCTCGACTACACCGACGACAGCGGGAACATGGATATTTCCATGACAATTCGCTTCGACAACTGCGTCCTCCAGTACTGACAAGCGCTTGCTTTGAATGCAGCGAAGGCGCCCGAAAGGGCGCCTTCTCTTTTGTGTCAATACCTACAGGGAGGAATGATTGATGTCTAGCCTGCACAGCATAGTGAGAAGAGTTCTGCTCGCAGAGGCGCCAGCTTATGGATCTGACTCTGTGTCTAAGACTAAGAAAGAGAAGGCCCAAGATGTGGCTTTTGCGTCGTTCATGGTGAAGGCCATGTCTGACATTTACAGGTCAAGCGACAAGATCGCAAGAGTCGTAGATCTCGGCACGGGCGAGCCGATCAACATGCAGCCTGACTCCGACTTCAACAGCGCGATGATGCAGCTCGTAGCGAAGTTTGGAGATCCAGAAACTGCTGCAGGCAGGAGAAGAATTCAGGAAAAGTTGCTAGCTGCGCTTAAGAGCATTTACACAACGGGCGCTGAGAAGGCAGAAAAAAACAGGTGGCCTCTAAGCGCACTAAACATCCAGAACGATCGGTATTTTAACAGCGTCGTCTTCCCAGATCGTGTCTTTAGGACACTTCTTGCGCTTGCTTCAAGACAGCAAGTTGCGCTACAGCCCACAGGGGACGTCGAGGATGACCTGCCTGATGTTACATCGCGCATCGCGTCGTCAGGCATCAACTTTCCCGCGTTTTCTCAGCTTGTCGCCGAGCTCGACGAGACCTATTCCTTCTTTCAGACCTCAGAAAGGAGAAGCGCTGTCCACGACAAGATCGGCAGCATGAGGCGAATACTCGTAGAGATCGCGCAAGAGGTTCTTGGGGATGAGGACGCAGGCAGCAAGGCGCAGGTCGTTACGCTCGGAAGAAGAGGTCAAAGATCTGCAGGCGAGATGATAGGTCTGCCGTATGGACTCACAGAGAGCATGTTTGACCTTGGCGGCGACATTGATCTCGAAATGGACAAGAATATTCCCACGTCATCAGTTCCCATGAGTGACGAGGATGAGGACGTAGCATCAGGCGCAAGCGTGGACAACGATGAAGACAACCTGCCTGACGTCGATGACGACACTGAGGCAGCAGAGAGAGTCAGGTCTCTAAGAGGTCTGGTCGACGATGTCGCAGCGTACATAAGCGATTCTGCTGAGGGAACCGCGGGCTCGGGCTCCGGAGCGGGTTCCCGCGGACCCGATCTAGCAGTACAACTCAGTGAGGCAATGGATGAAATTGCCGACGCTG